TATTGCAGACCACTGGCTCGGTTGTTAAGTCCACAGAATTACTTACGCAAGCCCTAGACATCTCACGCGGTTCTGGCGTTGATTTTGAGACCGTTGTCAACGATTTAAGCATGGCTTATGTAGGACAGACTCGAGGCCTTCGTAAGTATTCGCTAGGACTATCTCAGGCTGAACTCAAGACCATGAGTTTTGCAGATGTTCAAGAAAAACTAAGTAAGCAGTTTTCGGGTGCCAATGCCGCTTACCTTGAAACTTATGCAGGCAAGTTGAGCATCCTATCTACAACAGCAGGAGAGGCTTCTGAGATCATAGGAAAGAGCCTAGTAGATTCTTTGAGCATTCTTGCAGGAGACGGCAACACAGTTCAACCTTTGGCCGATGCCATGACTGAATTAGCGGTGGCAACATCAGAAGTTATTACTGGCTTGTCTGTAATGATTTCTAAGTTCAAGGAATTGCCCGGAGTTTCTGAGTGGATCAATCTCTACTACAACAAGATTTTACCTAAGCAATATAAACCGTTTCTCGATATCATTAATTTCGTTCGAGGACAAACTCCAACCCCGGGGATGGCCGGATATCCTTCATCAGCACTCGGCCCGGGTTACGTCGATCCTAACGATGCAGCTCGCAAGGCGGCAGAAGCAGCAGCGGCCAAACGTGCCAAAGAATTAGCAGCACTCCAGAAGAAGACTCTGGATACACAGAAGAAGTCTTTAGCATTACAGAAGGCCTCAAAGACTCTTAACCTAGATGCTATCGGCATCGAGGCAGCACTTAAGGGCAAGATCAGCGAGACCGATCGCCTATCTCTACAATTGCAGAAGGCTATCCTTGAAGGTAATGCCACTATGGCGGAGAAATTAGCCAAGGATCTAGAGGCTGCGGTAAAGCGTAACAATGAGCTACGCCTTGCTCTACTTTCGACTCCTAAGGCTCCCAATCCTTACGCAGATTGGACAGTCCCTAAATTAGATTTTGGCGGCAATGTCTTAGGTAGCAAAGTACCCGGCTTCACTCCTCCAAGTTGGGTCGATCCGGGAATGTTCACACCCGACGGCGGCATGGGACCAAAGGCATACACACCACCCCAGCCAAAGATCGAAGTTAAAGTGGAGGTAGGCGGTCAAGATGTAGCGGCAATCGTTACTCAACAGCAAACCAATCAAAACTTATCGGGATCTTTCGTCAACGTTAACCGACTCGGTAGATTTGGAAACGTGGCAGTAGCAGAATGACGCTTCCAGCAACTATCTCGGTCTCCTTTGACTTTAGCCAAGGTGCTACTTTCGGGCTTGGTTTTATCGTTGGCGATGACAAGTACGGCGTAATCGGAACGAGCGCATTCGGTGATTCAACTGTGCCGACTCCGACGATCGATCTCAGTAATGTCACTCGTCAGATTACGATCAGACGCGGCCGTAACATCATGCGCGATACCTACGAAGCTGGAACCTGTACTGTCCGAGTCCTAGATCCTGATTCTTATTTTAATCCTCAAAATGTATCTAGCCCCTACTTTGGCTATCTGACTCCACTTCGTAAGATCCGTGTAGCTGCGACTACGGCAACCGCTCAAGAATTCTTATTCTCTGGATACGTCGAGACGTATAAGTATTACTATCCACAGGGACAGGAAACGGGATACGTCGACATTATCTGTTCAGATGCGTTTCGCCTCTTTGCTATGGCTAACGTCTCTACGATTACAAATGCAACCGCTGGCCAGACCACGGGAACTCGAATCGGCAAGATCCTCGATCAGGTGGACTTCCCAAGTAACATGCGAATTATCGACACAGGCTCGACCACTTGCCAAGTTGATCCAGCCACCACACGTTCAAGCCTTCAGGCTCTACAGGTTGCCGAGTTTACCGAGCAGGGCGCGTTCTTTATTTTGCCAGATGGAACGGCTGAGTTTAAGGATCGCAGCGATGTAGTGGAATCTTTAGCGGCTAGTCCTATCGAGTTCAATCAGACCACAGGCATCCCTTACTCAGACCTTAAGTTCGCCTTTGATGACAAGCTGATTATAAACAGCGCAACTATGACCCGAGTAGGCGGCACTACTGTCTCATCCAGCGATGCAGATTCAATCGCTAAATACTTTCCTCATGGAATGAACGTTGAGAACCTCATAGCGCAGACAGATGCTCAGGTTCAGAACATCGCTGATATCTACGTGGCCACTCGCAAAGAGACCACGATCCGCATCGATGCCATGACTGTCGATCTGCTTGATCCAGATGTTCCAACTGATACGATGATCGGTCTAGATTACTTTGACAATCTAAAGATTACTAATGTCCAGCCAGACGGTTCTACGATTGTGAAGGTATTGCAGGCGCAAGGCTTGGCATGGGATATAACCCCAAACAGTATGAAGTGCACAGTGACAACACTTGAGCCAATTGTTGAGGGATTCATTATCGGATCATCAACTTACGGTATAATCGGACAATCCATTATGGGTTACTAGGAGATAAATCATGGCAGCAGGTCTCGGATATAAAGAGTTCTCGACGGGTGACGTACTAACCGCCGCAGACGCTAACGGCTATCTAGCCTCACAGGTTGTCATGGTCTTTGCTAGTGCTGCAGCTCGTACCTCAGCCATCGCCTCACCTCAAGAGGGAATGATCTCCTACCTTAAAGACACTAACTCGACCGAGTATTACTCAGGCTCCGCGTGGGTAGCCATCGGTGGCGGCGGCAGCGCTGGAGCCTTGGTTTATGTAGGCGGTGCGCCATTTACTTCAGCGGCTAGCCAATCTCTTAACAATGTTTTTACATCAACTTACGAAAATTATTTTATTGCTTTAAATGTTACATCGAAATCAGCAACCACACCCATTCAAATAAGACTAAGGGCAAGCGGATCAGATAACACCACAAGCAATTACCAAAGTATTGCAACCTATACACAAATTAATGCAGGTTCTACAGGCGACAGCAAACTTGCTGCGGGAACTGCCTACCAGTTGAGCGATGTAGGTGACCTTATGCAAACATTCAACATAATGAATCCACAGACCGCACAGAGTACGGTTTTGCTTGGCATGCAATCAGTTTTTAAAATTGCCACAGATTTTTATTCCACAAGATTTAGTGGTTATTTTAATGCGACAACCTCATTTGACGGTTTAACAATTTATCCAACATCGGGAACATTTACGGGAACAATTCGCGTCTATGGAATAGCTAACTCATAAGGAGAAAAATGCCAACAGTCAATGAATACGATGCACTTACTGGAGAAAATACCTCTATTGAGATCACCGATGAAGAATATGCAAAAATCGTCGGAGACGTTTCATCAAGTAAATCACTTGCTGAAATTATTGCAGAAAATGAAGCGCTCAAGGCATCTGCAATCGCTAAACTTGCAGCCTTAGGTCTTACTCAGGATGAAGCCAAGGCAATCATTGGATGAAGCCTAGACTCTCTAAGTCTGCAATCCAATTAAGGGAGCAGATCGATGATGCATTCCCCGGTAGAGATCGAACTAGCGACGGCTGGATCGGCGACACGAGACACGCTGCTCGCAAGTCTGACCATAATCCAGATGTACAAGGCTGGGTTCGTGCCATCGATGTTGACCGCGACCTTAACGGTAAAGGCCGGAAGCCCGATGTCATGCCTGACTTGGTTGATCAGATTCGACTCCTTGCAAAGTCTGGCGATAAGAGAATCAGTTACATCATCTTTGACGGCAAGATCGCATCGCCTCGAAAGGCTTGGGCTTGGCGTCCTTATGATGGGATCAATAAGCATACTCATCACGCACATGTCAGCTTTACTATCAAGGGCGACGAAGACTCTGCTTGGTTCAATATCCCGATGATAGGTGGAAAATAATGGAAGCAATTATCTATGCAACTCTCGGACTCATAGCGATCCCGGTGATCCGAACAGCTATTAAGTCCTACCGAGCAAAGAAGGCCGTTGCAGATATCGTCGTAGACGCCATTGAAGCCGCTGTGGATACAGTGGAGAAGAAGTGAACCAGACCGACTTTTTCACTCTTTACTTTGCAAGCCTTGCAATAGTAGGCGGCCTTTCTGGCTTCGTCATTACTCACTTGCTCTCCGAAATTAAAAGGCTCCATGCGCGTGTCGATGAGATTTACAACATACTTCTTGAGCGATAATTTTTAACATGGCAAAGAAGAAAGTCATCGATCTCGATACTTACTCACAGCTAGACGCATGGGCTATTAGCCTGCATGAGATGTACAGAGCCCTTAGACGTGCGGGCTTTGCCGTTGACATGTGCCTAGCAATTATCACAGATCAAGACGCCTATCCTGATTGGATCCTGCCATCGATCCCCGACCGAGTGGATCGCCTACCCTACGAGGACGACGACGAGGATTAAATGAAGCGCATAGTCATAGTGAGCGACCTACAAGTTCCGTTCCACGATCGACACGCAGTCAAGAATCTAGCCAGTTTTATAGCCAAGTTTAAGCCGCACGAAGTAGTAACAATCGGAGACGAAATTGACTTCAACACAATCAGCAAATGGTCAGAAGGAACCCCAGAAGCCTACGAGCAAACTCTGGGAGATGATCGCGAGGAAGCTGTTCAGGTCCTTTACGATCTACAAGTAACTCAGATGATCCGGTCCAACCACACGGACCGCCTTTACAATCAGATCATGAGGAAGATTCCCTCATTCTTGTCATTGCCCGAGCTTAGGTTCGAGAAGTTTATGAAGCTCGACGAGCTCGGCATAACCTTTCACAAGAAGCCTTACAACATCGCCCCGGGCTGGATCGCAGTCCATGGCGACCATACCCCTATTAAGTCACAAGGGGGCCTGTCAGCCCTTGAGGCGGCCCGTAGGCACGGCAAGAGCGT